CATCCCCATATACATTGTTCTCTATTCAATTTCCCCTCAATCTGATCGCGTACAATCTATTAGCCCCCGGGGTAGAGGCCCTTTGTCGCGCGGGGATGGCTTTTGTCCTAAGACATCAACCACAATTTTCTAAAATTTTCAAATTCTCCCTGCCTACGGCCAAGACTAACTGCACATACAATACTCTCACGCTACTAAATAAATCGCCATGTCCACCTCCACCACAACCACAACAGAATCTCGTGCACTAGAACTACTAGGGAAAGGTATCCCACCTGCTGCTGTTGCCTCTGCCCTAGGAGTTGATCCCTCCCGCATAACTCAATTGTTGGCGGATCAAGGATTTGCATCTCAAGTTGTAGAAAAGAAGTTTGAGTCGTTATCTAAACACGCCACAAGAGACCTAGAAATAGATCAACTAGAAGATCACCTACTGGCCAAACTAAAAGACACTTTGCCGTTTATGACAAGGCCGATGGAAATATTAAAATCGTTTTCTGTAATTAATGCTGCCAAACGTAGAACACTATCTCACACCGAACAAGTTGCAACCCAACAAACTATTGTATCCCTTAACATCCCATCTATCATTGTGCAGAAATTCTCCCAAAATATACACAATCAAGTTACACAAGTTGGACAACAATCCCTAGTTACGATACAATCAGCACAGCTGCTATCAACTAACCCAAAAAATCAATCGCCACCTATAGAGGTTCCTTATGTCGAAAGAACAGAAACAAGCTCTCCAATTAGAGCACAAAGCGAAGATGCTCCAGCAGGACAAGGAGAAAGCACGCCAACAATTGGAACAATTGTTCGCATCATTGACCCCTTCCCAAGTCGTTAAGATAGATTACCACTCGCTCTCTCTGGTGATCTAATTAACTCCTATGGCAACATATAACATCTATGACAAGCTAGGTCTCGATCATCCAGAGACTCCGGCACAAGAATCAGTGGAAACATTCCATGCACCTGTTCACGCTCCCAGTGAAGATAATGGTGCGTCAAATGAACAAGCATTTACAACCTCGGAAGTACAAGAATCCGCCAAGAACTCTCTAGACTTTCTGGCAGCTCTCGCGATGCCAACAGTATTCAAGTACCTATTCCCTCCTGTTTTCCAAGCAGTTTGGCAATGGCTACTAACTTATGTGCACAAACAACGTGATTTCTCACAATTAGCATTGGGTCTTCCACGCGGTTTCGGAAAAACGGCTCTCATAAAAATTTTTATTTTATACTGTATTCTGTTTACAAGGAAGAAGTTTATATTAGTGCTCGCAGAGAACACTACAAAAGCTATAAATATTATCTCCGATGTGATGGACATGCTCTCCGAACCTAATATTATCAAAGTATTTGGGGATTGGAGAGTTGGCGCCGAAACAGACACACAAGCCCTGAAAAAGTTTGGATTCCGTGGGCGGAATATTATACTGATGGCAGGCACAGTAGAAACTATACGTGGTATTTCACTCAAAAATGCGCGCCCAGATGTAATGGTATTCGATGACATACAATCTAGAACAGTTGCAGAATCTAAAGAGGTATCTGACACGCTAGAGCGGGAGATGTACGGAACCGCAATGAAAGCGAAGTCTCCAGAAGGTTGTCTCTACATCTTTGTTGGGAACATGTATCCCACTAAATGGTCGATTCTCCGTAAACTCAAATCTAATCCTAACTGGATTAAATTTATTACAGGCGGAATATTAGCTGATGGATCATCCTTGTGGGAAGATCTCCAACCTATTGCACAACTCCACAAAGAATTCCAAAACGATCTAGCATCCGGCCACCCAGAAATCTTTTTTTCCGAAGTTCTCAATGATGAGAATGCCACAGCCAATAATACAATCGATCTCTCTAAAGTAAAACCTTATCCATTCTCTACAGGTGACATTCCAGGAGGTAAATTCATTGTAATTGACCCTTCTGGAGATAAAGCTACTTCTGATGCAGTTTCAATTGGTTACTTTGAAGTACATAATGGGTACCCAGTATTAATGCTCCTGCGCGAGGGAAGATTCTCCCCCGGTGATACAATTCGGGAAACACTTAAACTAGCGCTACCTAATAACTGCTCAGTGATAGCAATCGAGTCTAATGCTTACCAAGCCTCTCTATGTTATTGGTTTGGATTTATTTGTCTCCAGATGGGAATCATAGGAATCGAGGCGGTAGAAGTCTATTCAGGCTCATCTTCCAAGAACTCTCGTATCTTATCCATGTTCCTTGCCTACATTAAAGGTGAGATATGGTGTCACCCAGATTGCCAACCAGATGTGCATCTACAAATGACTCAATTCAATCCTATGAAACGAGATAATACAGATGGGCTCCTAGACCTATTAACGTATGCACCTAAAGTGATTGAACTATATGCAGCCGAAATACTCCGCTCCAATATCATTGAAGAACAAGAGTTTGCAACCATAGGGGTTGTAGAAGATAACCACTGCTTTTAATCTAAGGAATATATCTTGGCCGCCAATACCCCAACAATTCTCGGTAAGAAATCTCAAGAAGGTCTCCTTGCCTTTGAGAAACAATGTTACACGCTACTCACTTCTCAGTGGAATGTGAGAGAACAGATGCGCGAAATCGACTTAGTTTACATGCGTGAACAAGATCAACTCGCACTTCAAAAGAAAGCCAAACTCGCCAATCGTTACGGTGACTCATCTAAATTCCAGAACGTGACTGTGCCTGTGGTCATGCCAGCTGTAGAATCCGCAGTAGTTTACCAGTCCTCTGTATTCTTATCTGGTGAACCTATATTCGGGTGTGTTGCGCCTCCACAATACGAGGATGCAGCACAACAGATGGAAGCAATATTAGGAGAACAATCTACTAAAGGTGGATGGATTCGCCACCTCCAAATGTTCCTGCGGGACGGATTCAAATATAACACCTCCGCGATTGAGGTGTCTTGGGAAGATCGCAAGGTTCCATCTTATGCCACTGACATGGGATTTGATGGAGGTAAGCAAGCCAAGATGTCTAATATTATCTGGTCAGGTAACACACTTAAACGTCTTGATCCCTATAATACTATCTGGGATGTTCGTGTTCCAATCACACAAGTCTCCGAGCATGGAGAGTTTGTAGGTTACACAGAGCTAATGTCTCGTATACGCCTCAAGATGTATATTACCTCCTTACCTAATAAGATGGTAGATAATGTTGCTGAGGCATTTCGTGCAGGTGGTGCAGGTTACTCAGGTACAAATTCAACAGCAGGTACTTACTACATCCCACCAATTAACAATGATGCACTAGTTAATCTTAACCTGCGCGGCAGCATGGATTGGATGGCTTGGGCTGCTGCTTCTGGAACTAACAATGCATCTCTCAAAGACCAGAAGAATGTATTCGAGGTCACCACTATTTATGCACGGATTTGTCCAATTGATTTCTCAATGTCTGTTCCCTCCCGCACAGAGGTACAGATTTGGAAACTAGTATTCGTTAATCATCAAGTTCTAATCTACGCTGAGCGCCAAAACAATGCTCACGACCGTCTCCCAGTCCTATTTGGACAACCTCTAGAAGATGGCCTATCTTATCAAACCAAATCGTTTGCCAAGAACATCCAACCTATTCAAGATGTTTCCTCTGCCCTAATGAATTCTGTGATTGCATCTCGCCGCAGGGCTATTTCAGATCGGGGTCTCTATGATCCCACACGAGTCTCAGAACATAACATTAATTCTGATAACCCAGCCGCTAAGATTCCTGTTCGTCCTGCAGCTTATGGTAAACCTCTCAACGAAGCCTATTATCCTATCCCATTTAATGATAACCAATCAGGAGTTTCCATACAAGAGATTGGTAACTTAATGAAGATGGGTGAGATGATATCTGGCCAAAATCCAGCTAGGCAAGGCCAATTCGTTAAAGGTAATAAAACTCAAACAGAATACTCGGATGTGATGAATAACTCGAATGGTCGAGACCAGAACACATCTATCCTCCTGGAAGCTCAAGTATTCACACCTCTCAAGGAAATTCTCAAAGCTAACATCCTACAATTCCAAGGACCAGCTTCAGTCTACAATCCTGCCAAGCAACAACTGGTTAATATTGATCCAATCAAATTGCGCCAAGCAATTATTAACTTTAAGATCACAGATGGCTTAGCTCCTGCATCTAAGGTTATTGGTGGGGACGCCCTCCAAACATCTCTCCAAGTTATTGGCTCTTCCCCACAAATTGGTGCAGGTTATAACATTGGGCCTATGTTCTCGTATCTCATGAAAACTCAAGGTGCCCACATTGGCGAGTTTGAGAAGTCTAAAGAGCAAGTAGCTTTTGAGCAGGCTTCGCAACAGTGGCTTAGTATGGCCCAATTGGCTGTACAAAAAGGTGAGGAGTGGAAGATCCCACAGCCTACCCCAGAACAGTTTGGTTATCTTGTGAATGGGCAACTTAAACAAACTGAGGAACCTGTAGATGCTCTAGCCACTTTTCAACAAAGTTTAGCTCAGACTGCAGCGCAGGCTCCTGCTCAGGCCACACAAGGTCAACCACTCCCAACAACTTAAGGATTCGTGATGGCGCGCCCAATCCCCACAACATTCACATCGTATCAACTTTCCGAGGAGGAACAACTTAAAGGACAAGTACTAACTACAGAAAACTACTACGTTATTCAAAATCTAATATCAGGTTGCGCTGAAGAGAAACTCTCCCTTAAGTTTGATCCAACAAACAAAGACAGTTTCATCCAGCGTGAGGCAGAACTTCAAGGCCAGATTGGTATATTGAAGATGCTATTAGATATGTCACTTTCTGCTCAGTCCACTCTCCGCTCCACAAACCAATAGGATATAATCATGGCTTTCTTCTCTAATCTCTTCGGTGCACAACCAGCTCCAGCACCTGCTGGAACTCCACAACCTGGAGCGCCCATTCCTGCTCAATCTGCACAACAAGTACAGCAAGCAGTATCCACTGCAGTACAAACTCCAACTCCCGAGATCTCCCCTTTAGATCAATTTAAAGATCTATGGGAGACTCCTACTGCGTCAAATCAAATTGACACAACAATGCCAGGTAATATCTTCCAAGGGGCAACTCAAGATAAGATGTTAACTGCGGCCCGTAGTGTAGATTTTGCTAAAACCATCCCACCTGAGATGTTAGCTAAAGTCACTGCAGGAGGGCCAGATGCAGCGGCAGCGTTAGTAGCAATCTTGAATGACGTTAGTCAAAGAGCTTACGCTCAATCTTCCTTTGCAGCAACACAAATTGCTGAAACTGCACTGAAAAGATACAATGAGGGTCTCGACTCTCGTCTCCCAACTAAAATCCGTAGTCATCAGACAGCTCAAACGATTCGCGAATCCAATCCGGCTTTGCAACATCCAGCAGCAGCTCCAATCTTGGAAGCCATGCAATCACAACTAGCAGTGAAATATCCAACTGCTACTGTGTCCGAGCTTAATCAAATGGCTACCCAATACTTAACTGCATTCGCAACCTCTGCGACTCCCAAAGCTAAAGAGACTGTGCCTGCAAGCGAAGATTGGGGTAAGTTCTTTCAGTGACTCTCGTAATTTAATCAATCAATCCAAGGAGAATCCAAATGGGTTTCAAACGTGCTATTATTTCTGATGGAGGTCTTATGCGCAGTGCACGCGCAGGAGATGCGTCCGCAAACAATCCTGTTATCACATCAATCGCAACTGATGCTAATGCTGTTCTCACAGTAGCTCAAATTGCTGGCGGTGTTGTTCAATTCACCGGCTTCACAGCTGGTCGAACAATCACAACTCCAACTGCTGCTCTTATTCTTGCTGCATTTCCAGAGATGGATATCGGTGATAGTATTGAGTTTGAAGTATCTTGTGTTGCTGCCTTTGCTGGAACTTGGGCTGCAGGTACAACTGTAACTCTGGCTGGTCGTGCAACTACACCTGCTTCCTCGTGGAGCAAAATCTATATTACCAAGACCTCCGCAACTGCGGTAACTTGGACTGTTCTGTAATACTCCCAGAACATCACAACACTAACTTAACCTAACCAAGGAAAATTACCATGAGCTCTGGTATCTTTACAACCACAAATCTCACAACCGACCTTGCCAAGAAGTCGTTTGCTGGGATGATTACACGTCTGATGCCTAATGGCTCAGCACCTTTGTTTGCAATGACTTCTATGCTCCAGTCGGAGACAGCTGTTGCAACCGAGCATGGATTCTTCACGAAAACAATGTTGTTGCCACAAGTAACAACCTATGCTTCGACCCATGCCTCCACTGACACCCTGATCAATGTTGCATCCACAGCTAACATTCTTCCGGGCATGATCCTCCAGATCAATAACTCTGCATCTTATGAGAATCTGATTGTTAACTCCATTGTGAGTGCAACTCAGATGACTGTGACTCGTGCAGTTGGTACTGTGGCTGCTGCAACTATCCCAGTGTCTACGGATATGTATCAAGTTGGTAATGCATTCGAAGAATCTTCTGTGCGCCCCAATTCTCTGATCATTAATCCTGTGCGTATCACAAACTACACACAGATTTTCCGCAATACTTGGGCAATCTCCGATACCATTCGTCAGACAATGATGATTGCAGGCGATACCAATATTGCTGAATCTCGTACAGATTGTGCCAAATTCCACGCAGCTGACATTGAGAAAGCTCTGTTGTTTGGTCAGAAGTCTCAAGGCACACGTAACGGTCAACCTTTCCGCACAATGGATGGTTTGATCAATATTGTTGGCACAGCAGGAAACTATCCTTCCTACTATGCTGGCGTAACTAACGTGTACACTGCTGGCTCTACAACAACTTACCCGCAGCTGGAAGGTTTCTTGGACCCAATGTTTAACCAAAACACTGATCCAACAATCGGAAATGAGCGTCTGTTGTTTGTTGGTGGAACTGCCAAGAAAGTTCTGACAGCAATCGCTCGTTTGGCAACTGGTTCTATGTACCACATCATGGATGGTCAAACTTCGTGGGGTCTGCAATATTCCACGATCAAGACAAGCCGGGGTGCCTTTAATCTTGTCGAGCATCCACTGCTCAACTCCAACACTACTTGGAGCAAGATGGCAATTGGTGTGGACTTGTCTACATTCCGTGTTGCCTACCTTGGCGATCGCAAGACTCAGAACAAAGAGTTCAATGCTGACAATGATGCCAATGACAACGGTATTGATGCAGTAGGTGGAACTCTGACAACTGAGATGACTTGTGTTGTTAAGAACCCACCTGCAAACGGTGTTGTTTACAATCTGACTGCAGGCGCAGCAGGCTAAGAGACTTCCCACTTGTCTGGGGGTTCCTGGATGTATGTGGGGAACTGCACTCCTAGCGGGAGTGGCCAGTTTTTCTGGTATAGTTATCTGGTAAACTAAACTATACTATCCCCTCCAACCGCTAAAGGAAATGAAATGAACTATCTCTCAGTGCTCCAATTGATACCTACATTGATTGAGGTAATTAAGGTTGTCGAAGCCGTTTACCCTGATTCAGGCCAAGGAAAGAGCAGGCTCGAACTTGTTATTGATCTCATGACCTCTCTCAATGCTAACCTGGTCCCACTTATTCCGCAGATTACAGCTGTCGTAGGTGTCTTGGTTAGTTTCTTGAACAAGATTGGCGTGTTTGAAACGTCCCCACAACCCACTACGGTTGGCCCTAACTAATACGAGAATCCTATGCCTACCGAACTAACACTATTCAAGTCTCGCGCCCCTGTGATGGGTTACTGTTTCCGCTCTGGAAAAGTTGTGCATTTTGTCAATCACATGTACACAACTACTGACCAGGACGAAATCGATGAACTTACCAAAGAGTGTCGCAAAGGTCATCCTAATTACTATATTGATGAGGCACAAACCACAATCTCGTCAGTGCAAGTTAATCCGATGGAAGCGCTGCGCGAGGCAATTCGCCAAGAGGAAATCGCTAAGTTACGGGCATATAACCCTAACAACGATTTCGGCCAAACAGCTCAAGGTAAGCTCGAAGGTATTGCGAATTCACAATCCATCCGAGGGATGATGGCCACCTCTGATGTGCAAGCAACTCTTAATCCAGCTGGCGGTGGGATGGCACCAACTGCAACTTCTGTGACAGTTAATGTAGGTAAGAGCAAATAGGGTAACACAGTATGACAACTTCATTCGCCTCGTTAGTTACTGATGTGACAACACTCACCAATCGGCCTGACTTGGTGAATGAAACTGCGCTTGCTGTAAAAGCAGCTACACTGAAAGCGCATCAATCAGACGACTATATTAAAGACTTCAATGAGTATTCCATTGCATTCGATGCAGCGGCCTACTACCAGAGTCTTGATTACAAAGCAATATTACCTCGGTGGCGCAAACCTCGCTACATCCGTAAGTATGATGCGACTGGTTCAGCTTATGGAATTTTCCTAGAATATGTTGAACCAGAGAAAGTTATTGACGAGTACAAGGTTGATCGTACTGATATATTTTATGTGGCTGGTGCCAATGTGCAGATTAAATCCTCTACTCTTCTACAGTATGCTCTGGTAGGTCTCTATGAAAATCCAGTGGTTACCTCTACTGGCTTTAGCTCGTGGATCGCAGATGATCATCCATTTGCAATTGTCTATGAAGCAGCTGCAATTATATTTAAAACAATTGGTCGTGATGACCAAGTTCCAGTTTATCGTGGTATGGTTGCCGAACAACTTCAGATGCTGAGAATGCATGCAGTTGTCGGAATTGGTAGTTAACTCGCAAGAGAGGAGAATCGAATGGGCGCTTCAATTTGGACACCGGGTACACAAGTTACTGAGGTAGTTGATCCTACTGTATCAATCAATATTCTACCTGGTTCTGCCTCAACACCTGGATTAGATTTCCAAGGTGACACTAACACAGGTATCTATCAATCTTCCGCTGGTCACATCAATCTTGCAATCAATGGAGTCCAAGCCATTGATATTGACACTGTGGGTGATCTAACAACTACATTAGGCAAATGGGTATCTAACGAGGAAGTGGATGTAGCTACGGCGGCCACAGTGAATTTGGGTGCGGCCACATCTAATATTGTTCGTCTCACTGGAACATCTAATGTCTCCTCATTCGGAACAACTTATCGTGGTCCAATCTTTTGTAGAGCGGCTGGAGCATTCATTCTCTCCAATACTACATCTCTTATCTTACCTAATACTGCTTCAATCAACGTATCAGCTGGAGATTCGTGGATCGCAGTACCTAAAGCTACTTCTGGAACTCCGGATGGTTGGGTTGTTGTAGGTTATGTTAAGGCTAGTGGCACATCTATCAATGCTAACTCCGATCTATCTAACACATTGAGAACTGACGTTGCATCCGCGAGTACGGTTGATCTAACCATTAGTTCCCTTGAACTGATTCGCAATCTCAACATTACAGGAACCACAACAATTAACGGGTTCACAGTAGCAACTGCTGGTCTCTATTTTGTTCGATTTGCGGCCGCTCTAACCCTAACTAACTCTGCATCCCTCGTAACACAAACAGGTGCAAATATATTAACCACTGCGGGAGATACGTGTATTTTGCGCGCTACAGCAGTTAATACTGTTGAGGTTCTATCTTATAACTCGGTTTTAGCAACAGCAGCCAATGTATCTAAAACAATCCGAGTTAACTCTGCAGGTACCAAATTAGAAGCATACACACCAACTAACCCTGGTCTAGTTCTTTTAAATCCAGGTGGAACCGCACCAACTGCTGCTGCAACTCTGGATTTCTTAAACTCTTTTTCATCTACCTATGATAACTACAGGATCATAGGTCAAGGACTTAAGCCTAACGCTAATGAGAATTTGTGTGTTCGCTTGGCAGTTGCAGGTGTCACTGATGCAGGTGCCAATTATAGCGCTGGGATGACTAATACAGCAACAACGACACAGACCAACCAAGCTACCATCACAACAGGAACTACTTCAGCTGGGTCTGGCGCAGATTTTATCCTCGACATAGTTAATGCAAATGCGACGACTGGAATTAAGATGTTGTCAATTCACTCTGTTACCCAAAATGCTGCAACTCCACAATGGGTAAACTCCGATTCTGATACTGTATATTTCGCGGCAAATGCTGTAACTGGCGTAAGATTCTTTTGGGCCGGTGGGAATAATTTTACCGCCAATGGTTTGATCTATATCTATGGTTACTCCAAGATTTAATGTCTAGGCCCAATCATGCAACAAGAAGCATTCCCAACCTCTGCATCTTTCCTTAACCCGTGGACAAGACAAGAACTCCAAGTTGGGGATACTTGTACTTGTTTTGGTTGGTCATCTTCCACTGAGGCAATGGCCCACCGTGCCGGAATTAACATTCAAATCTCTCCTTACTTCAACTATTATTACATGGACAAGTGGCATGTCTCAGTTGAAGGAGCAATAGATACAGCTAATAGAGTAGGGTATGTCCTAGATTCCCTATATCCTTATAACACTCTCCCTCTACCTACTCCATCTCTTGCTGCTCTTAACTATGGCTCAGATCACAAGGGGCCATTTGCTATTAAACGTGTCCACGGCCAACGAGAGTTGATGCGCGCAATTTGTACAGGTTCCCCACTAATAACAACACGAGTTGGCCCAACAATGGAACATGTAGAGTGTTGTCTGGGATATGATATAGATAAGGGATTTCTAATACAAGGGTCAGGTAATATAACTGATTTTTGGCCCTGGTCTGATCTCCCATTATTTACTCAACTTTTCCGCTACACTCTATCCCCATTTCCATTCATTCCATTTCCTGGATACATTCCTGCTGCCGATCCACTCTTCGATTTGGGCACACTCCAACTTCCCAACCTATCTGTTTACACAGACTGGATAACTCCTATGGAGGAGTATATAAATGTCATCGCAAACATAGAAGATATTGGTGGAGTTACTTGGGCCAACTCTCTATCAACTGACGTGCCTCTATGGAAATCTTTAACTCGAGAACTCCATCTACCATCTCTACGTATAGGGGATGAAACTTATTATGGAGTTATTGTGACTGGAGTTGATTGGACTTATAGAGGAGAAAAAGTGTGAGTACAATAACCTATCGCGGCAACCTGTCCGCTAAAACATTCCCATTCCTGACTGATTTCCACGGTCAGACTGTTATAGTTCCTGGTAATGATAATACATTCAATCGCTCTCTTGTATCTCCAGAGGATCTAGATCGTGATGTTGGTGTTCCATCTATTTACTATTGCCATAATGTCCTGCCAGCTCCATATGGATTTACCTCAGTAGGATACACACAACAAATTCCTCCAGTATCTCCAGCGTCTACCCTATTCACTGGTGTCAAAGTCCTTAAGTCGAATGCAATCTCTACAACAGTGGCTGGGCCACAATATTACTTCTCTCCTCAGATGTCTGGAGTCCATAACGTACTTCTATTGGGTGGTATCAGTTGGTCAACTATCAGTAATACTGTTGCTTACACATCAACTACTGTCATCACTTACGCTACGTGCCAAGGCATATCTTACATATTTTTTAGTGGTATTGGGTGCTATAAGTATGACAGTGCTACAAATACTCTGGTTGCCGTTACCCTAACCGGGTTGGTTGCTGCTAATATTCAAGGGATCGTATCTTACCAAGGCTATATCATTGCATTCGACACCAAGACAGTTTACTGGTCATCTGCGATTGATATTGATCCCACATTGAATAGCGTCGACTTCGTACCTTCACTCATAACTGGGGCTGGTTCATTTACTCTAGAAGGTGCAGCATCTGAGATAACATTCATCCTCCCTGCGACTTTTGGTGTGATGGCCTATACTAAAACAAATGCAGTCTCTGGTATATACTCTAACAATCCTAGATATCCGTTCACATTCAAAGAAGTAACAGCTTCTGGTGGGTGTGTGAACCAGAATTATGTGGCATATGACGCTAACTCCAATGCACAATATGTTTACACAACATCAGGTTTCCAGATCATGTCTGCGATGGCCTCACAAACAATATTCCCAGAACTCACTGACTTCTTGGGTGGCCGCGACTTCGAAGATTTCAACGAATCTACTCTAACATTCACCCATACCGCTCTCACATCGCCAATGATTAAACGGGTGACAGCAGTATCTGATCGTTACCTAATTGTTTCCTATGGGATGACAGAGTTGACTCATGCCCTAGTTTATGACATGGTACAAAAACGATATGGTAAACTAAAAATTACTCATGTGGAATGTTTCGAGTATATCTATTTTGATCCTGAGCTCTCTGATGCGCCCAAAAATTCCATAGGATTCCTCAAGTCTGATGGTTCGATGACAACATTAGATATGTCGTTAACCCTATCTTCCTCCAATGGCACAATTATCCTGGGTAAATTCCAGTATGATCGTGGCCATCTCCTGACATTGGAGGAACTTACAATACAAACAATCCATCCAACTCAATCTGTAGCGGCTTATGATATGCCGTCTCTAACAGGTGGAGCAATTGAATCAGTTACTTATATACCCGGATACGAGACTTCAGTTTCTGGTGATTCACAAAGGCACTATAAATTCCATACAGTAGGTAAGAATCATTCTATCCTGCTAGTTGGTGGATTCTCTTTGTCCTCGTTCGTGCTTCAATTTCACGCTGATGGGAGAAGGTAATGGCCACAGTTAACTCCAGACTTAATACAACCTGGGATATTAAGTTACCTAACTCTCCAGGCTCCAGACCAGTTGCGGAGATGGAGGAGTATTATGAACTACTCAAACTCTATCAGGCAATCCAGAATCTCACAATAGAATTAGACCGCAGGATGGGTGCGGTTTTTGTAACCTATTCAGAAACCGCAACTTATGGTCAAGGGGTTAACTTATATAATAATGGAGGCACACTAAATGCACGACTCTCTAATCTTACCACTTCAGCTAAACCTGTTAGGGGTTTTTGCAGTGAAGTTGAAGGTGTTGCTAGTGGATCTACAGGATTGGTTCTACTCTGTGGCAAGATTGTTGGCCAATCTGGGCTCACCCCTGGAGCTTTGTATTATGGCTCTAATACTGGTGGCGGTTATTCCACATCTGCTGGAACTGTGTCACAGTTGATAGGTTACGCACTGTCTGACTCAGAACTCTACATAAATCCGGTAATCATATGAACCTCTCACCTAATTTCACTCTTGAAGAGGCTACTAGATCAGATACCGCATTAAGGTTAGGTATAGATAACACTCATCCTCCAACTACGGTAATTGAATCAGCTAAATTAACTGCCGCTAGAATGGAAAAGGTGAGACTTGCATTAGGTTGTCTGCTTGAAATAACTTCTTGGATCAGATGCCTTGAACTTAATAGAGCACTCAAATCTAAAGACACCTCACAGCATATCAAAGGTGAGGCAGTTGATTTTAAAGCCCCAGCCTATGGTTCACCTTTGAGAGTATGTCGTACTTTGGTTGTTCTTAGGGGGACAATAGATTTTGATCAACTAATCCTAGAGCATACTTGGATACATATCTCCTGGTCGTCTCTCCCCAATGCAAAACAATGTGGACAGGTATTATCATTGCTTGCAACTGGAGGTTACGCAGTTGGACTTACTGATCCAAGCGGACGACCTCTATAACTCTACACCCAAATTAACTGGAGAATTTACATGTCTGGTATTAATATCTCTTGCCAAGTTCTATCTGGTGGACAATCCCAGAAAATTGCAGTTTCCTCAACATCTGCACAGTCGGCCGCACTTACGACAACATCCTATTTTCTCACAACTGATGTGGATGTTTTTTGCCGAGTAGGTACTAGTCCAACAGCAGTTGCAGATGGAACAGATCAAATCTTCCTAGCTAGTAACTCTTACCGTGTGTTGCCTGTAGCTGTGGGTGCGAAGTTCGCATTCATTACTTCAGGTGCAAGCGGTAATGTTTATCTAACTCCTGAAGCTTAAGTAGGTTGGAGTTGCAATGTCAATAGCACAATCTATTGCAAAGACTTTAGGGATCACAATAACTGGAGGCTCTAGCAATACAGCTAGGGCTTTGAGGCGCCTGAGGGCATTAGGCTCAAGTGCACATGTTTGGGCTCCAGGGGCAAACAATGCTGCTGTTGCTACATTACCTAGCAATAACTACCT